GTGACGCGCCCAGCTCTGAGCCTCAAGACGATCCTGAATGTAATAAGCGTTCATGGATAAACTCCTTAAAATGGCTGTGAAAATATCGCCCGAGAAATGCCAGGCTGATTAGGAAAACAGGAAAGGGGGTTAGTGAATGCTTTTGCTTGATCTCAGTTTCTGTATTAATATCCATTTTTTATAAGCGTCGACGGCCTCACGAAACATCTTTTCATCGCCAATAAAAGTGGCGATAGTGAATTTAGTCTGGATAGCCATAATTGTTTGATCCATTTTTCGGGACTCCTGGCTGATTAAGTATGTCGATAAGGCGTTTCCATCCGTCACGTAATTTACGGGTGATTCGTTCAAGTAAAGATTCGGAAGGGCAGCCAGCAACAGGCCACCCTGCAATGGCATATTGCATGGTGTGCTCCTTATTTATACATAACGAAAAACGCCTCGAGTGAAGCGTTATTGGTATGCGGTAACGCAGCGCTCAGGCGGCTTTGATAGTCATATCATCTGAATCAAATATTCCTGATGTATCGATATCGGTAATTCTTATTCCTTCGCTACCATCCATTGGAGGCCATCCTTCCTGACCATTTCCATCATTCCAGTCGAACTCACACACAACGCCATATGCATTTAAGTCGCTTGAAATTGCTATAAGCAGAGCATGTTGCGCCAGCATGATTAATACAGTATTTAATACAGAGCCGTGTTTATTGAGTCGGTATTCAGAGTCTGACCAGAAATTATTAATCTGGTGAAGTTTTTCCTCTGTCATTACGTCATGGTCGATTTCAATTTCTATTGATGCTTTCCAGTCGTAATCAATGATGTATTTTTTGATGTTTGACATCTGTTCATATCCTCACAGATAAAAAATCGCCCTCACATTAGAGGGCAAAGAAGATTTCCAATAATCAGAACAAGTCGGCTCCTGTTTAGTTACGAGCGACATTGCTCCGTGTATTCACTCGTTGGAATGAATACACAGTGCAGTGTTTATTCTGTTGTTTATGCCAAAGATAAAGGCTACCATCAGGCAGCCTTGTTGTTCTGTTTGTCAAGTTCTCTGGCAATCATTGCCGTCGTTCGTATTGCCCATTTATCGACATATTTCCTATCTTCCATTACAGGAAACATTTCTTCAGGCTTAACCATGCATTCCGATTGCAGCTTGCATCCATTACATCGCTTGAATTGTCCACGCCATTGATTTTTATCAATAGTCGTAGTCATACGGATAGTCCTGGTATTGTTCCATCACATCCTGAGGATGCTCTTCGAACTCTTCAAATTCTTCTTCCATATATCACCTTAAATAGTGGATTGCGGTAGTAAAGATTGTGCCTGTCTTTTAACCACATCAGGCTCGGTGGTTCTCATGTACCCCTACAGCGAGAAATCGGATAAACTCTATTCACCCCTACAGAGAGCAAAAGAGAAACGCCGATGAACAACTCATGGTGGCAGGAACTAATGCATTTTTTCCTGCAAGGAATGACACTTAAACAGTTGATTCATATGCTAATCATCCTGATCATATTGATTATTGTTATGCCGGTAAGCGTAAAAGAATGGATAAACCTGCATAATCCAGAAATCCTTCCTCATTACTGGATGTATTACATCCTGTTGTTTTGCGTTAGCTATGTGCTTAACGGCGTTGTTAATTCCGCTTATCACGCTGTGACTGAAAGAATTGAGGTATCCGCTGCTCAGAAGCGCAAATCTAAAGAAGAAAAATATGTGCAAGATTTGTTTGATTCATTAACTCTTGGAGAAAGAGCGTATTTGGCATTCGCTGTAGCCGCTAATAACCAGCTACAAACGGAAAAGGGAGCTCATGAATCAATTTCATTGCTCAAAAAAGGACTCCTCGTTCGAAGGCCTCCTGCTGTTGGATATCCTGATACCGACCGTTTCGTTATCCCTGAAAGCTATAGACATGAGTGCTACATTAGGTTTGCCGGGAAGGCAGACAGCCTTATGGATGAACTTATCGCTCAGGATAAGCATGGCAAAAACAAGTAATTAGCAAATGAATTTATCATCTCGCCGTCAGTTGTTTTGATTTCCGGTAGCCTGCCGCGTAAAGAGCTACGTTCGGAAGACAAGTTGAACCTTCATATTTTCTGGTCAACGTTGTCAGAGTTATCACTTCTGCTCTCATTGCTGGTTTGCGCTTGCATTGCAAGACCACTCGTGAAGGGGTTGGCCTGTGTAGCTTGTCGGAGCTGATCGCCTCCTGACTTTGCAGATTTGCGCGACGAGCTCTACGGCGAGAAGCTGCGGTGCCTTTAAATTCTGTTTTTCTGGACATGGATTCCTCCCGAATAAACTTTGGCGATGCAATCTCGAAGCTCCTCCTGAGACGGTTGCTTCGGCATTGCATCCCACAGCTTATGTGGTTGGGTGATCTGGCTTTTCAGCCACGTAGTCGAGAGTCGACGTTGTTTAAAGAGCCTGCCAGTCTGTTCCATTTGGCTTCCAGCGTCCTGCTGACGGTTAAATAGTACGATATGTACTTTACAAGATCAATACAATTTGTTGTAAGTTGGCGTGGTTTTTTATAACGCTTTGTATTTAATAGTGTTGTTTTTTTAGCGTGGATGTATTGTCTCGGCGATGTAAGGAGAGATCAGAATTGCGTGGTTTAGTGGGTTGCATCTATTTATTTTTCAATAAATATAATTGGTTATGTGTTTTTAGGTGGGCGAACGTGAGGCAAAGAAAACCCGGCGCTGAGGCCGGGTTGTATTATGCTGCAAGTCTCTTAATCCAAGTCTCTCTTTTGGAGAATGGTAGAACTTGGCTTGATTCATGGAAGAGTAAGGAGAGTTGTTGCATTTGATCACCAATTGCTTCGCTGTCTATAACAACAAATCTGTTGTTATACTCCTCACTTGAAGCTTTAAGATCAATTAGTTTCCCAAGCAATGAGTAAGCACTATTCCAGCTTCCTCCGTGTTTCACGCTTGATGTAAAAACGTATTTAGGTATGTCGGTTTTTATTGTTACAGGGACGGTAATTTGATGTCCACTCAAGCCATATACGTTTTCACGAAGAGAAAGTGCGTCTCTAAGCTCTGTGTGATATAGATAATCAATAACCATACTTTCAAACTTTTCAGCTTGAACTGGCTGATACCAGTCTAACGACAAAGTTGATGCGAGTATACCAGCTCTAATTATGTTCGATGTAATCGCACCGACATCCTTTTCTGTTGCCCAAGCAATGATTTCTCCTCGAGCATTGAGTTCTGCGCCTTCTTTAAGCAGTAATTGTCGTATCTCATCAAGTCGTTTTTTGGTAAGCGAGATCCCTCTTGCCTCCATATTCATTAAGGCATCGCATCTGTCACTAACTAAATACCTACCATTGACTTCACGGATAAAGGCACCGACATGCTCTCCATCATCACAGTAAGTGAATGGACTGATAATTCTCAAGGTCTTGCCTATTGGATGGCATTCGAAACCTAGTTGTGAGATCACTGTTGAGCACATCATATTCCAAACCCCATTTGCCCCGACTCATCTTCAAGCGGTAAAGGTATTCTCCCAGAGTAAGTTATGTTCAGATGTTTACAGAAGTAATTCCAATACCCTACCAGGTCATCTGGGTTTATGTCATCTTCGATTGGAAACGCTATTCTATCACTATAGTATCCAGCTTCTTCATAGTATACATGGTAGTGAGCACCGTAAATGATATCTTGGTACTTCGGATGATCGACCTTGTAACTATTCGTGTGTTTGTCAAAGTGATAGGTATCTACCGCGAAAACCCTCTTGTTATGATAGAAAGCAATAATATTTATTTTAGGGTAAGAAATCGGGTCATCAGGTTCTGAATCCTGATCTGGTTTCCATTTCAGTTCAAACTTTAGCCCTTGTATAGGTATACAATCCTCATCCAAGGGGATGATATGAGCTTGTAGCCACATATCAGAGCGACTTGGTTTCTGTTTCCATTTAACGCCAGAAAAGTTAACTATTTTTTTACAATAAAGTACTTTATCAACTTCTACTTGGCTTGGCTGATAATCATCTATTTTTGCCAATGTTTACCGCCCTGTAAATTGTAGATAAAAGTGGTTTCATCACCCAAACGTCTCTTCAGGCCATTGGCTGGCGATAACTTTCCCCACAACGGAACAACTCTCATTGCATGGGATCATTGGGTATTGTGGGTTTAGTGGCTGTAGAAACACCTGACCGCTATCCCTGATCAGTTTCTTGAAGGTAAATTCATCACCACCAAGTCTGGCTATGCAGAAATCGCCGGGCTCAACAGCTTGCTCAGGGTCAACCAGAATTAACATCCCGTCAGGAAAGCTGGGTTTGGAACCTGTTGGTGCGGTCATTGAGTTACCTTCAACCTCAAGCCAGAATGCAGAGTCACTGGCTTTTTTGGTTGTGCTTACCAATCTCTCCGCATCGCCTTTGGTAAAGGTTCTGAGTTCTGGAGAGAACATCCCAGCCTGAACATGAGAAAAAACAGGGTACTCATATTGTTTTTTAACTGGGGCCGATGAGTATTCGCCAACAGGTGAAAATGTCCCGTCGTGGTTGAATGATATGTTATCAATACCAAGGTATTTAAACACCACACCAATATCACTAAGAGATGGATGACGAGATCCGCGCAACCAGTGTCCAATCCCACCCTGCGTCATACCTAGCTCTTCGGCTAACTTCTCTTGAGTTATGCCGAGCTCTTTCATTCTGGATCTAGCCAGTTCATACCATTTCATTTTCATGTCCTTATTATTACGCTTTGTACTGGAACCATCCATGCACAATGTGTATTTTTACTTGTATTCTTAAAGTACATATTGTATTTTTATTCGTGTTTACTATGGAGGGCATATGAGCAACCTACGAAAATATCGAGAGTCACTGAATATCTCTCAAACAACACTTGCTAAGGCAGTTGGATGCACACAGGGAGCTATCGGACATTGGGAATCTGGTCGTCGCTTCCCAGACCTTAAAACATGCCGTGCTCTTGTTGCATGCCTAAACAAGTTAGGCGCAAAAGTCAGTCTTGATGACGTGTTCCCGCCGGAACATAAAGCCGCTTAATAAGCGGATCCGCTCTTTGTAACAACGGACATTCGTCCTACGTCGCTGAAAAGCGAGTTCCAAGATATCTGACCAACTAAGGCCATATGCGTTTCCACGCATACCTTTCAACTAACTATTCACTATTGGAAATCTTAAGAAATGGAAAGAACAAGTTACAGCAAACTATCACAGCGTGACGTTGATCGCGCAGAAACAGATTTACTTATCAATCTGTCAGCTATTACCCAGCGCGGTCTGGCAAAGATGATTGGCTGTCATGAATCGAAGATAAGCAGAACGGACTGGAGATTTATTGCTTCGGTCTTGTGTGCTTTCGGAATGGCATCAGACATAAGTCCGATTAGCAGGGCTTTTAAGTATGCGCTTGATGGACTCACCAATAAAAAACGCCCGGCGGCAACCGAGCGTTCTGAACAAATCCAGATGGAATTCTGAGGTCATTACTGGATCAATCCACAGGAGTCATTATGACAAATACAGCAAAAATACTCAACTTCTGCAGAGGTAACTTTGCCAAACAGGAGCGTAATGTGGCAGATCTCGATGATGGTTACGCCAGACTATCAAATATGCTGCTTGAGGCTTATTCAGGCGCAGATCTGACCAAGCGACAATTTAAAGTGCTGCTTGCCATTCTGCGTAAAACCTATGGGTGGAATAAACCAATGGACAGAATCACCGATTCTCAACTTAGCGAGATTACAAAGTTACCTGTCAAACGGTGCAATGAAGCCAAGTTAGAACTCGTCAGAATGAATATTATCAAGCAGCAAGGCGGCATGTTTGGACCAAATAAAAACATCTCAGAATGGTGTATCCCTCAAAACGAGGGAAAATCCCCTAAAACGAGGGATAAAACATCCCTCAAATTGGGGGATTGCTATCCCTCAAAACAGGGGGACACAAAAGACACTATTACAAAAGAAAAAAGAAAAGATTATTCGTCCGAGAATTCTGGCGAATCCTCTGACCAGCCAGAAAACGATCTTTCTGTGGTTAAACCGGATGCTGCAATTCAGAGCGGCAGCAAGTGGGGGACAGCAGAAGACCTGACCGCCGCAGAGTGGATGTTTGACATGGTGAAGACTATCGCACCATCAGCCAGAAAACCGAATTTTGCTGGGTGGGCTAACGATATCCGCCTGATGCGTGAACGTGACGGACGCAACCATCGCGACATGTGTGTACTGTTCCGCTGGGCATGCCAGGACAACTTCTGGTCCGGTAACGTGCTTAGCCCGGCCAAACTCCGCGACAAGTGGACCCAGCTCGAAATCAACCGTAACAAGCAACAGGCAGCCGTGACAGCCAGCAAACCAAAACTCGACCTGACAAACACAGACTGGATTTACGGGGTGGATCTATGAAAAACATCGCCGCACAGATGGTTAACTTTGACCGTGAGCAGATGCGTCGGATCGCCAACAACATGCCGGAACAGTACGACGAAAAGCCTCAGGTACAGCAGGTAGCGCAGATCATCAACGGTGTGTTCAGCCAGTTACTGGCAACTTTCCCGGCGAGCCTGGCTAACCGTGACCAGAACGAACTGAACGAAATCCGCCGCCAGTGGGTTCTGGCTTTCCGGGAAAACGGGATCACCACAATGGAACAGGTTAACGCAGGAATGCGCGTAGCCCGTCGGCAGAATCGACCATTTCTGCCATCACCCGGGCAGTTTGTTGCATGGTGCCGGGAAGAAGCATCCGTTATCGCCGGACTGCCAAACGTCAGCGAGCTGGTTGATATGGTTTACGAGTATTGCCGGAAGCGAGGCCTGTATCCGGATGCGGAGTCTTATCCGTGGAAATCAAACGCGCACTACTGGCTGGTTACCAACCTGTATCAGAACATGCGGGCCAATGCGCTTACTGATGCGGAATTACGCCGTAAGGCTGCCGATGAACTGACCTGTATGACAGCGCGAATTAACCGTGGTGAGACGATACCTGAACCAGTAAAACAACTTCCTGTCATGGGCGGCAGACCTCTAAATCGTGTTCAGGCGCTGGCGAAGATCGCAGAAATTAAAGCTAAGTTCGGACTGAAAGGAGCAAGTGTATGACGGGCAAAGAGGCAATTATTCATTACCTGGGGACGCATAATAGCTTCTGTGCGCCGGACGTTGCCGCGTTAACAGGCGCAACAGTAACCAGCATAAATCAGGCCGCGGCTAAAATGGCACGGGCAGGTCTTCTGGTTATCGAAGGTAAGGTCTGGCGAACGGTGTATTACCGGTTTGCTACCAAGGAAGAACGGGAAGGAAAGATGAGCACGAACCTGATTTTTAAGGAGTGTCGCCAGAGTGCCGCGATGAAACGGGTATTGGCGGTATATGGAGTTAAAAGATGACCATCTACATCACTGAGCTAATGACAGGCCTGCTGGTAATCGCAGGCCTTTTTATTTGGGGGAGAGGGAAGTCATGAAAAAACTAACCTTTGAAATTCGATCTCCAGCACATCAGCAAAACGCTATTCACGCGGTACAGCAAATTCTTCCAGACCCAACCAAACCAATCGTAGTAACCATTCAGGAACGCAACCGCAGCTTAGACCAAAACAGGAAGCTATGGGCCTGCTTAGGTGACGTCTCTCGTCAGGTTGAATGGCATGGTCGCTGGCTGGATGCAGAAAGCTGGAAGTGTGTGTTTACCGCAGCATTAAAGCAGCAGGATGTTGTTCCTAACCTTGCCGGGAATGGCTTTGTGGTAATAGGCCAGTCAACCAGCAGGATGCGTGTAAGCGAATTTGCGGAGCTATTAGAGCTTATACAGGCATTCGGTACAGAGCGTGGCGTTAAGTGGTCAGACGAAGCGCGACTGGCTCTCGAATGGAAAGCGCGATGGGGAGACAGGGCGGCATGAGACGACAGCGACGAAGTTTCACCGACATCATCTGCGAAAACTGCAAATACCTTCCAACGAAACGCTCCAGAAATAAACGCAAGCCAATCCCAAAAGAATCTGACGTAAAAACCTTCAACTACACGGCTCACCTGTGGGATATCCGGTGGCTAAGACATTGTGCGAGGAAAACAAGGTGATTGACCAAAATCGAAGTTACGAACAAGAAAGCGTCGAGCGAGCTTTAACGTGCGCTAACTGCGGTCAGAAGCTGCATGTGCTGGAAGTTCACGTGTGTGAGCACTGCTGCGCAGAGCTGATGAGCGATTCGAATAGCTCGATGCACGAGGAAGAAGATGATGGCTAAACCAGCGCGAAGACGATGTAAAAACGATGAATGTCGGGAATGGTTTCACCCTGCATTCGCTAATCAGTGGTGGTGCTCTCCAGAGTGTGGAACCAAGATAGCACTCGAACGACGAAGCAAAGAACGCGAAAAAGCGGAAAAGGCAGAAAAGGCAGCAGAGAAGAAACGACGACGAGAGGAGCAGAAACAGAACGATAAACTTAAGATTCAAAAACTCGCCTTAAAGCCCCGCAGTTACTGGATTAAACAAGCCCAACAAGCCGTAAACGCCTTCATCAGAGAAAGAGACCGCGACTTACCATGTATCTCGTGCGGAACGCTCACGTCTGCTCAGTGGGATGCCGGACATTACCGGACAACTGCTGCGGCACCTCAACTCCGATTTGATGAACGCAATATTCACAAGCAATGCGTGGTGTGCAACCAGCACAAAAGCGGAAATCTCGTTCCGTATCGCGTCGAACTGATTAGCCGCATCGGGCAGGAAGCAGTAGAGGAAATCGAATCAAACCATAACCGCTATCGCTGGACTGTCGAAGAGTGCAGGGCCATCAAGGCGGAGTATCAACAGAAACTTAAAAAACTGCGAAACAGCAGAAGTGAGGTTGCATGAATATCTACGAAAGAATTGATGGCAGCAAATACCGAAATATTTGGGTAGTTGGCGATCTGCACGGATGCTACACGAACCTGATGAAAAAACTGGAGACGATAGGATTCGACACCAAAAAAGACCTGCTTATCTCGGTGGGCGATTTGGTTGATCTCGGTACAGAGAACGTAGAATGCCTGGAATTAATCACATTCCCCTGGTTCATAGCTGTACGTGGAAACCATGAGCAAATGATGATTGATGGCTTATCAGAGCGTGGAAACGTCAATCACTGGCTGCTTAATGGCGGTGGCTGGTTCTTTAATCTCGATTACGACAAAGAAATTCTGGCTAAAGCTCTTGCCCATAAAGCAGATGAACTTCCGTTAATCATCGAACTGGTGAGTAAAGGAAAAAAATATGTCATCTGCCACGCCGATTATCCTTGTGATAAATACGAGTTTGGAAAGCCAGTTGATCATCAGCAGGTAATCTGGAACCGCGAACGAATCAGCAACTCACAAGACGGGATCGTGAAAGAAATCAAAGGCGCGGACACGTTCATCTTTGGTCATACGCCAGCAGTGAAACCACTCAAATTTGCCAACCAGATGTATATCGATACTGGCGCAGTGTTCTGCGGAAACCTCACATTGATTCAGGTACAGGGAGAAGGCGCATGAGACTCGAAAGCGTAGCTAAATTTCATTCGCCAAAAAGCCCGATGATGAGCGACTCACTACTGGCCACAGTTTATTGGTTTTCGTAACTGAGTCATTTTATTATTTTATTGCAACTTTTAATCTTTTATAGTGCGAAATAAATGGAGCTGGCATTCATTTCGCACTTTATGTTTTTGTTGGACTTATGTTATTTTGATTGAATTCAATTCAGTTAAAAAAGAAGGTGATTGCTCCATTTATAAATGAATAGTCATCCCCTGTCTTGAATTCTGATGTTACTTTATTAAATGCTAGTGTGAAGGCTACAGGTGCATACCCAATTGTTGCGCCAACTTGATATTCATCAACAGTTTTGTTTAGCGATACTGTTGTTTGTTTCGTCTGTATTGTTTTTCCTTCGAGAGTATAGTTGCGATTGACATCTCGTCTTTCCATACCTGCAAAAATCTTGTATTTGAATCCGCTTGTATCGGACATATGCATTAAACCACGGGGAGCCAGCAGACCAAAGCCATTATCCGAATTGAAGGTTTTATCATTACCAATGGCAATGGTTGCGCCATATGCTACATATTGAAATAAGTTTCCAGTAACAGCAGAAACTTCAGGGTATAATCCAACATTAGCACCTAAAATATCCATACTTGGTGTCATGGATAGCATCCCTTTTACAGTATAACCGTAGCGATTCTCTATTTGATCATCCCATGCATGATATTTTTCTGCCCCAATAATCTCATGAGCTTTATTTTGTACTTTCTGACCGCCTGCGTCGGGGCCAACAACACCTATGTCAGTACCTAATCGATAGCGAATCCAGTCATTCGCAAGGGAGTTCCATTCAATACCAGTGTGAGTGTATGCACTAAAAGCTCTGTCTCCAGTTACAGCTGTGTTGTGTCTTTTATTACTGCCTGATGGAGAGTAAATATCTTGCGCAATATGGAGAGATAATTGGCTCGAGTCTGAGATATCGTGGCTATATCCCAGAAATAAGCCTTGTGAGTAATCATCTCTGTTTTCATGTTTATTGCCATAAATATCATTAAGTATTGGTTGAAACTTCCCTGCATCATCATTTGCTAATGATAATGCAAGGCTGTTCGCGATAGCTGAACACGTGGTAAATGACAGAGCAATAAAGACGCCAGCGATGACACTTTTTTTCATATGTTATTGTCTTCCTTTTTTTTGAATGGTGCGCGTATTTTACATACATGAGTTTGTAATACAAGGTGCGTAATCAATATGATGTTTTATAATTGCGTGAGACAATTGATTTATTCGTTTTTTATTGCGGTTTTTATTATCTTTTAATGTAACGGTGTTTTTATTAAGTGTGTTTGCGTGGTGTTTTATGTTTTTTATAATTTTTATTTTATTAAATTTAAAAGCATTAGTAATGGCTATTCTATATAGCAATATAAGAACTGTTACAAAAAAAAGGGGGGCAATTACAGGTAGTTATGGATGATGAGTGAAACAGATATTGGAGAACCGGGGAATGAATGATGTCTGAGTCTTATATATCAGAACTCCTTCGCTGTCGCTGGGGGCTCCTGTGCTTATGTCGTTTCCCCGATTCGGTTTTGAACGATTACCGAATGTTGAAGAATTATGCCAAAATATAGAAAGGATTTACTGCATGAATACCCAATATTTACAGTATGTTCGTGAGCAACTTATGGCAGCTACTGCTGACTTGAACGGAGCAACGAAAGGCCAGCTCGAAGCCTGGCAGGAGCATGCACAATTTGATACTGGTACATACAAACGAAAGAAGCCGCGCATTCTGGATGTGGTAACTGGCAAGATGATTACGCTGGATAATACGCCGACTTCCGGTAAGCAGTCGTACGCAAAAGGTTCATCCATTGCTTTGGTCAGCCCGGTTGAATTCTCAACCTCTTCATGGCGCCGCGCGGTTTTGTCTCTCGATGAACATCAGAAAGCATGGTTGCTTTGGTGTTACAGCGAAAGCGTTCGATGGGGGCATCAGGTCACCATAACGCAATGGGCATGGAGCGAGTTTAAAGATTTGTTAAGTAACAGAAAAATTGCAGGTAAGACACTGGATCGCCTGAAGACGTTAATCTGGCTGGCTGCACAGGATGTGAAGAGCGAACTTGCAGGGCGTGAGGCCTATGAATACCAGACACTGGCATCATTGGTGGGAGTGACAACAAAAAACTGGTCCGAGACATTTACTGAACGCTGGGTTGCAATGAAGCACATTTTTCTACAGCTTGATAGTGATGCTTTATTGCTTGTGACGAGAACACGTTCAAAACAAAAGGCAGCATTTTTACAGCAAAATATTGCAAAACTGGATTAAAAGCCATATACTTCATGCAAATTTGGTATGTTGTAAAAAATGTATAAACCCGCTGCCGAGTGGGTTTTTTTTATGCCCTGAGTTGTACTTGTACGGTAAACATGCTGGCTGCTATGTAATAGAGTTTTTTTAGCCTGTAACCTCTTGACGGCATTGAATTGCTTTTGTTATGAGTTGTAAGTCAATGTTATCATCTTGTATTGGGGTGGTTATGAAGGATGGTGCGCTGCTCAGGAGTTCTTCACTTTTTATTGCCTACATGGGATGCCTTGGATGGGGGAGTGCTTATTTCTATGGATGGGGTACTTCTTTTTACTACGGCTTCCCATGGTGGATTGTAGGTGCAGGTGTTGATGATGTTGCCAGAAGTTTATTTTTTGCAGTTATCGTCATTGCTATATTTCTTATCGGTTGGGGTATTGGTGTTGTATTCTTTTTCGCAGTGAAAAGAAAACATTCTATGCAAGAGCTAAATGTATTTCGCCTTTATTTTGCTGTGGAATTATTGTTTGTGCCGGCAATTATTGAGTTTTCTATATTGAGACAGAAGATTCAGGTACCTCTTTTGCTACTGTCAGCAGCGATTGCGCTGGCGGTTACAATTTCGATAAGATCTTATGGGCGATTTTTATCGGTATCATGCTTCTATGATAAGCCATTTATAAAAAAACATTTTTTTGAGATTGTGATGATTGCTTTTGTGGCATATTTTTGGCTTTTTTCATTTCTGACAGGATATTACAAACCACAGTTTAAGAAAGAATATGAAATGATTAATTATAATGATGGTTGGTATTATGTTCTTGCTCGTTATGATAATTGTCTGGTTTTGTCTACTTCTTTCAATGCAGGTAGTAAAAGGTTTGTCATTTATCAATCAGCACAAGATAAGAATCTTCAGGTTGATATTGTAAGGACCAGAATTTAATTGGCTGCATAAATAATATTTTAAGTTGCAAGTTGGCTATTCGTAGGAATAGAACCTTAGGCATGCTGAATGCGTTTTCTGAACATTGTTTTATAAACTGTGTCTGCTTGCTGTTGTGATCCTGCTTTTAGTGATGGTGATGATGGATTTCACCAGCAGGATAATGTTGGTACTGACTGATGGCGCTCTGGTCTGCGGCATTGTGGTATTGCTGTGGCCGATGATGAAAGAACAGAATGAATAATTCTTGACTTTTTTGTTTACTGTTTATTAAAAAATCAACCGCATGGTGAATCCTCCTTGGAGGGGCTAAATGATCGAGTTTTAAGGGCACGTAGCGAGTTCTGTTTGATCATTGCAGAACTTAGCGGGAGGCGCCATGCGTACATCACTAGTGTTATTCCTTTTATCATTTTCCTTGTGAGTTCTGGCTGCGCATTGCGCAGCCTTTTTTTTATGACCTGCCACTGGCAGATGGTCATCCTGTGATTTGATTCCGCTTCCGGCTTTTTAACTCTGTTCCTCTACACGGGAGAAATTCGATGTCGATTAAACATTACGATGTTGTCAGGGCGGCGTCGCCGTCAGACCTTGCGGAAAAGCTGACACACAAACT